AAACGCGGCACCCGAACAAGAAGAAAAAACACCTAAAGAAGAAAGCATTTTGAAGATGGCTCTTAAAAAACGTTTTGGAGTTGATGAGTAATGTCCGTGTTTGGAAGAATAAGTGAAAACTTTATGTCCGACCTCGCATATAGAATCTGTTTCAAAGATTTGTACGACGGCACCGTGTACTGGGACCCGTGGAGAGGAATCGACAGAAGGCCAGAGCTAAGAAAAATGCTTGAACCAGACATCGAAAAAGCCTATACTTTGAGTACGGTGGGCACTATTGTGCCGGTTTACGTGGACCCTGAAATCATAGACTTAACAAAGCAGAAAACACCGTTCCTAGATGTTATTAGGAGAGTGACTAACCGCGGGAAAGCCGCGGTATATAACCGTATAACCGCTAAGCCTTCGGCCACGTGGCTGGCGGAAGACGCCGCCCTAGATGAATCAGACACAACCTACGAGCAGAAAACCGCCAACATCAAATTCCTGTACTCTGTGGGCCGACTTACCGGGCCCGCAGTAGCCGCAAGCAAAGAATACATAAACGCGTTGCAGCAGGAAATTAAAATCCACACCGAAGCCCTACGACTAAAAGAAGAAAAAACCTTATTGAGGGGTACAACTAACTCCGGTGACGACACAGCTATATACGACTATAATGCGAACGGCTACGACGGAATCCTAAAACAAATAACCACCAACATTACGAATAACGGTGGCACCACTGAGATAAGCGTCGCAGCCATAAGAGACGCTATTAGACAATGTATTGAGCACGGCGGAGACCCCAACCTTATGGTAACCGACTGGAGGACCTTCAACAAAATAAAATCGCTATTGCAGCAAAACATAACCTACATGGATGTTTCGGGAACATTAAACTACGGTATAAAGGCTATAAACTTCGACGGCATTCCAATCATGCCTTGCAGAAATATGCCTAACACCGCCCAGAAACGGGTTTTCTTAGTCTTAGATACCAGCGTAATAGAGATGAGAGTGCTGCAAGACGTGGTCATGGAAGAGTTGGCGAGAACCAACGACAGCTACAAGTTTATGCTAAAAGTCTACGAGGTTGGCATAGTTAAGGCGGAACAATTCTGTGCTAAAATAATAAACCTACCATAAAGGAGTGTGGTAAAATATGGCTGAAGTATCAAATAAAACCCAAGTAGTAATTTCACCACATTTAAGCAAATACTGCGTTTTCGTAAAGGGAACAAAAAACAATCAAAACGACACGCTGACTGTGAGTGAGCTTTCAAGCATCGACGTAGCCATATTGATTTGCAGCAATGCACTGGAAACCTACTCGGTAAGCGGCAACGTTATAACTTTAACAAGTGCGAACACGGGGACGGTCGCCGGAATTGTGATAGGCGACAAATAAATAGGAGGCTAGAAAATGGGTAAGAAAACTTGGACTTTTAGGTCTGAGGGGAAAAACGAAATAGCTAGGCCTACACCGGACAAAGCCTTCTATTTCCAAAACCATCTCTGCACCGTGGACAACGAGGAAGACGCCATCTTACTAAGAAACATGGGTTACGAAGAGGTTTTCCCCGAGGAACAGGACATCGAGAAACTTGTTAGCCCGGAGTTGAAAAAGAAGCTTGGGCCGAGAATTTTAGCGGCGTTGAAAAAACTGCCGTTCGCAGCCGCAAAAGAACTCTTAAAACAGTTAAAAGTACCCTACGAAGAAGAAATAAACGAGTTCATAGAGGAACTGGAGAAACCACCGGAAAAAGAATATGTTTGCCCTGTTTGCGGTAAAAAGTTCGACTCGCAGAACGCGTTGAACTCGCACATGAAAAAACACAAAACACCTTAACCCTTTTTTACAATTAACAGTTAAAACGGAGGCCTGCGGCGGTGACAGACTACTGTACACAGGACGACATCGAAAAATATCTCGACACGACGTTTGACTCGAACCCGGACCCATCGGTGTCGCTGATAATAAGCCATGTTTCCGCTTTAATCGATGCGTACTGTAACCGGGACTTCACGCTGCATGAAAACGTCGTAGAATACTACGACGGGAAAGGAAAAGGCCACAACGTCATAATGTTGAAAAACTATCCTGTGACAGCTGTAAGTGAAGTTGTGGAAGACGGCACAACACTAACGGAGAACACCCATTACGTTTGGTTTCGTGACGGCCGCTTGGTGAAAGTTTCAAACGGTTATGTGGACCCGAACAAATGGTACTGGAAGGCGAAGGTAAAAGCGGTTAAAGTAACCTATTCGTACGGTTACAGCACGGTTCCCACGGAAATTAAAACTATTTGTATTCAGCTTTGCGTTGAGTGGCTGAAAAAATATCCGCTTAAACACGCTGAAGCCGGAATAGCCTCGTCTATAAGTTTAAACGGGGTAAACATAAGCTACGAAACCCCGGAAACCCTGCCGGAATGGGCGAAAACCCGGCTAAACAAATACAAGAAAAACCTACACTACTAATTTTGGTGTATCCCGGTGAAATCCCTAAATGTTTTCATTAAAAAACTTGGAGTGGACGCAACACTGAAAAAACTTAGCTCACCGGTGTACAACGACTACGACGAGCTCGATGAGTCTTCTTCCACGTGGACGGAGGAAACCGTTAAAATACTTGTCACACCTATGACAGCTAAAAGCTTAGAGCTGCGAAGCGAAGGCGAGAAACACGGCGGCGTAGACTTCGAAGCCTACGTTAGCAGCGACGTAAACGTAGAAGAAGGCGACCGCCTAGAATACAACGGAAACAAGTACATCGTAACCCGAGTGGAAACCACAACCTACGCCGGCCTAACCGTTAAAAAAATCAGCTTAACCGAACTAGAACAATAACCGTTCCGTCACCCTTGACAGAACGGCATGTCACACGTGTGACATGTTTTACTGGCGGCTGGTAAAAGTGAAATAAAATGTCTATGAACATGAAAGTTAAAATAAAAAGCAAAGTGGATATGCGAAAGCTACCCGAGAAACTGCAGCGTGAAATAAGCCGGGTTCTCATGGCTGCCGGCTACATAATTGAGTTCGATGCTAAACAGTTTTGCCCTGTCAACACTGGTCGGCTGAGAGCCAGCATACACACCGAGCAAATAGCGTTTAACAAAGTTGAAGTCGGAACAAATGTTTTTTATGCTCCTTACGTCGAATACGGTACGTTGCCACATTTTCCACCGGTGGAACCGCTTAAACGCTGGGCCCACTTGCACGGTATGCCGGAAGAAGCCGCGTGGGCCATCGCCCAAAAAATCGCAAAATATGGAACCGAACCGCAACCATTCATGCGTCCCGCTTTTATGAAAAACAAAAAACTGGTTAAAAAACTGATAAAAAACAAAATAAAAGAAATATTGAAAGGCTAGATTTTTTCTGTAAGCAGGTCTCTTATGTATAGTGCTTGTTCTCCGACTTTATAGTTATCTGAGTAACGGTAAGCTTTGAAAATAAAAACCTCACCGTCTCGTGTGAATTTTACAACTATTTCAGTCCATCGGGAAAGCTGATTATTGTCGAAAACTATAAAAGTTTCGCTTTTAGGATGCTCTGAAAACCATTTCGCGGCGTAATCTACTATTTCACCAAGTAAACTATGAACCGCTTCGAAAAATTCTATGTTTCCCTTGTAGAGCTTCGGATGTTTCAGTGAGAACTCTTTCTCGGTTGTATAATAGTTTTTAACCCATTTTTTGATTGTTTTTTCCACTTCTATCACCATGCTACATATATGTAACTTAACCTATATAAATATGTCGAAAAATAAAAAACTTATAAAATAAAAGAAATATTGAAAGATTAATCAGTTATCCATTCATCTATAATTTGTACACCTTCTTCTTCACAAATACGATAGAAATCTTCTAATGATACATGCACAATAATGTCCTCGAATATTAGGTGTTCCTCTTCCCAACATTCTTCTGGAATTGGATATTGGCGTAATTGTGATGGGCATCGTGGAAATCGCTGCAGTAGTTCACGTATCTGTTCGGGCGTCGCATCTACATCTATATACCCCGACTCCGCAGCGGGGTATGAATATAATACTCGTACCATTTTTTCCATTACTCTCCCTTCTCTATTTCTACTGGTTCTGGCCAATCGTTAAACGCCTTTTTGACTTCTTTCGCGGCTTCTAGGCTGGGTGCATAAAAAATTATTTCACATTCGTCCGTGTCATCAATTTCTATGATTTTTCCTTCTCTCTTAAGTTTTCGTATTTTTTTCCAGTCGGTTTCATCTAGTGCTACTATTTCTCCCATCCAGAGACGAACTTTCCAAACCATTTTGTTATCACCATGTTACTATAGTAGTAATTAATATATATAAACTTTACTATGACTGTAACGCGGCTATGTTATTAAGGTTCATGTTTTTTTGATAACGGTTAAGCTATATGTGTTGTTTGCAAGGTTTTTTTAGGTTGGTTTCGCCGGGTGGCGGACTTTTCCCTTAGGTCACACCTGTGACACTGGTGGTAACATGAGCACAATCGACCCAAACCAAATAATCAAAAAAACAGTGCTATTTGTCCGCGACTTTCTCCGAGACAATATCACGGACCCCGCCGCCAGCAGTCGGCCTAGTGGAAGCTACTTTGTTTTGACGCAGCGGGCCAGCAAAACCGTTTACTACCCGGTTATCTTAGTTTATCATATCGATTCTCCCGGCATACCTCTTTGTTCGTATAGCAGCATGTTTGAACACACTATACGTATTGCCGTCGACGTCTACGCCACTAAACTCGAACAAGTGGACACAATAACCGATGAGATACTGGCGAAGATAAAGGAGAAACGCAGCCAGTTTACTGATTACGGTTTACTTGACGGCCGTATACCGGTTGTACGACATAATCCGCCACCGGGAAGCGAAACCCTACACCGAAAAACAATAGAACTTGAATTTCGCGTCTATACGTGATGAAAATGGTTAAGATTAAGCTTAAAGACGGTATAAAACATTACGCGGACGCCTTGCTTAGTATAAATGAAGGTGAAATAGTGGATATGCCGGAAGGCTGGCGTTTAACGCAGCTTTTAGGAACCGGGAAATTTGAAATCGTAAAAGAACCCTCTAAAAAATCTAAGAAAAAGGAAGGTGAAACTAAATGAGCTATGCAACTGGACCTTGGTATATTTCATGGGGACGTGAGTCCTCGCCCGGAACCGAAGCCACACCAGACGTTTGGCTCGGCATAGTTAAAGAGTTCCCGCCAAAAGAAAAACGTGAAATACGACGTTACCGGCATGCAGGTAAAAGAGACTTCCACATTCAAACAGAAGGAAAATATGAGTTTCCGTTTTCCTTCGAGTATTATCCGCAGGACGGCAAGTTTCTAACGATGTGTCTCGGCACGGTGACAGACAGCGGGTCGGGACCATACACGCACACCATTGACCCAGCCGACCAACTACCAACGTTTACCCTAGAAGCGGCTTTGCCGAGCATCAATTTTGTGCGGCGTTACCTCGGCTGCAAAGTCGACAAAATGACTATTAGCTGTGTTGAAGGCGACGACCTTAAGGTTCGCGTAGACTGCAGTGCAATGGACGTTAAAAAATACACTTCCCGCACATCTGTCGCAGAAGTAACAACGAAACCTTACAGTTTCGCGAAGGTAAGCAGCATAACTTTCGGCGGCAACAGTATAGGCAGCGTTAAAAGTTTCTCATGGACTTTCTCCAACAACCTTAAACTCGACCACGCATATCATTTAGGGTCCGCTAAACCCAGTTTTCTACCGGAAGGCGGCCGTGAAAACGACCTAGTCGTAGAGTTTCATCCAACGGACACCTCTTGGTGGGATAACTGGTTAAGCGACCCGCAGACAGCCTTCGACGTTGAAATAGTTTTTACACGCGGTGCAAACGACACGTTAACATTAAAGTTAAACGACTGTCTCATCGAGGAACCAGACTTCGCGTTACCGGAGGAACCCGTATATCTGCAAAAACTGGTTTTGAAACCTAAAACATGTCAGATAGTAGTGGTGGACAGCGAGGCGAGCTACCCGTGAACGAAGTTTTCTTTAAACCCGGAGAAAAAACAGTGGAATACAACGGCGTAAAATTTCAATGTAGAGGCTTAACCCGCTACGAGTATGAGGAAATACGGGAAAAATGTGCCCTATACGACGTTAACATGGAAACCGGTCAAATCAAGTTCAAAGGTTTCAGCGTAGTCAAAATGAAAGCCCTCATGATTATGGCCGGAGCCCTACGGGAAAACCGGAAAATGACATTCGAACAAGTCAAACAGCTTAACGGTGAACTTTTCGAACTACTCTATGAAACCATCCGGGAGTTAACTGATTTACCGGAAGCCGAGAAAAAAAAATATGGCGTTATCTCGACGGCTTCGGAGGACCTTATAAAATAAAACTTCTCGTCGACGATTTTCGGCTTATGAAGGCCACCGGCATGAGTTACAGCGAAATCTTACGGTTACCTAAACGCCGCTACGACGAGCTAATAGCAATCTTAGATTGGATAGCAAAAGAAGAACATAAAGAACGGCTTGAAGCCGAACAAAAACTTAGGAGACTAACACCATGAAAATAGAAAAAATACTGTTTGAAGACGAGAAAATACTGTTTAAGGCTTCGCAGAGCCGGGTTAAACCCGGCGGCTCACCTGTGACACCCGACACCATCATCGTAACAAACAAACGCGTAATAATTGTAAACCCGAGCTGGCTAGGCCTACATAAAAAAGTTGAAAGCTACCCTTACAGTAAGATTTTCGGCGTACAACTTGTAAAAGGGGTTTTCTCCTCTAAAATCATACTTAAAATTCCCGGCGTGTCTGATACAAGTGGCACGATGTTTTTCGAGGAAGCTCAAATAAACGCTATACCTAAAAAGAAGGCGAAAGAAATCTATAACTATATTTTAAAACGAATAGAGGGCCACACATGGATGTAGAACAACTTAAAATCGTACTAGAAGCAGAAATAGGTGCCGCGGTTAAAAACCTGCAAACAGCCCAAAAAATCTTAAAAGAATTCCGCGGCGAACTAAAAGAAGCTGAAACCGAAAGTAAAAAAGCCTTCAGAACATGGCATCTCGCTTTTATGGGTGTTTCAGCCGCCGCAATGGGTACAATGTACGCTATGATAAGAGCGTCACCCACTTTGAGCGTGGCTATGGCTGAAATGCAGTTCCAAATGGAACGCGTATATTACGTTTTAGGCGAGGAGCTCGGCCCGGTTTTTGAAACCGTAGCCAATTTACTCGGTAAACTGGTGGATTGGTTTGTTAGCTTACCGGAACCCGTACAACAGTTTATAAGCATGGTTGTTTTACTTACCGCCGTTCTAGGACCCGTAATAAGTTTTCTAGGCATGTTAGGACCCTTACTGTCCGCGGTGGGTTTAGGTGCAGGTGCCGCAGCCGGCGGCGTAACCGTCCTAGGAGTATCCATGTCCACACTTATTCCCGTTATCGGCCTTGTTATCGCCGCGGGAGCCTTACTTTACGTGGCGTGGCGAAACAACTGGTTCGGTATTCGCGACAAAACAAAAATAGTAGTTGACTGGCTAAGCACTAATATCCCTAAGTTTTTAAACAATCTTAAAACTGCGTGGCAGAAAACAACGACACTTATCAAAGCTGTCTGGACCGGAGATTGGAAAACAATTGAAAATACGGTTAGCGGGGTTTTAAACCGTTTACCCAAGCCACTCGCCGCGTCACTTAAACTGCAGCTGCGTTTAGTGAAAGACGCCCTCGGCTTTATTAAGGCTGTTTTTCGCGGTGACTGGAAAGCCGCGGCAGATTACGCTAAAGACGCCATACACGGTTTACTTGACTGGTTTACGGGTTTAAAAGATTGGATGATAGAGGCCGGTAAAAAACTGATTGAATGGTTTGTAAGCGGGTTTGAAAAAGCAAAGGCCTACGCGGAAGAACAAGTAAAAAGCTTCACCGAGTGGTTGGCCGGGTTTTTCGGCGGCAGCCTACCGGAACGCGGCCCACTTAAAAACATCGTAATATACGGTAAAGAACTCGGCGAAGCTTTCACCGGCGGCGTACGGGAAACCGTCAACAAAATTACACCCGTCTTAAACATTACGCCACCGGGCTCCCCGAGCTACACCGTTATCCGACTTGAACCTAAAATAGACCTGCACAACACTATGGCGACTTCACCGTTCGACCTTAAAATGATTTTACAGGCAATTTTCGAAGAACTCATGGACGAATATTACAGGAGGGGAACCGCGTGAAAACCATACGTTTATCTCGCGGAGCCACAACTATAACATTTGAACCCGTACCGGAAATACGTCGGGACCTCGAAAAAGAACTTCACATCTTTAAGTTTCAGCAGGGCCGCACCGAGATTATAGATGACGGCCGCGGAGTGCAAACCATCATGCTCATCTGGCATCCACAGACAGACGCAAGTAAAACAAAGGAACAAAAAATCGAGGAAGTCATTGACGCCGTGAGGTCGGGCGGCGACCCGTGGACGTTTGAATGGGGTGTTTCGGGTGAAACCGGGGCGAGAAGCTTCACCGTGCAGATAAGCAAGGTCCGGGAAATCGAAACCGGCGGCAGCGTACGTGACAGCACCGTTATAATCGAAATGAAGGTGGTGGAAACATAATGGTAAGCGTAACGGTACTTGTCAACGACGTAGATTACACCGATTATTTCAGCGACTTGAAAATTAACAGCAGCGTAACGCAGTACACTAAAAGCTACGCCGTGAAGCTCTACGACCCTTCTCAAAACTTAACCGGAAAATTCCAGTACGGCGACGACATTAAAATAAAGTTCAACGGGACTTTAAAGTTCCGCGGCCGGGTTGAAAACGTAACGGAAACCCAGTTCTACGTTAATTTAAGCGGCCGAGACTACACAGCCCGATTCCTAGATAGACGAGTATACAAGTCTTACAACAACCGGGAAATAAGCGACATAATAACAAATAGTTCCGACGGCCTTGTCCCAACTTATACGCCCGACATAACGACAAGCAACGTGCAGACAACAAACACGTATATTACACGGGAATGGAAAGGTGTGTCGCTGCTAAAGGTGATGCACGAGCTCGCTGAAATAGCTAAATACGACTTTCACGTAGATGAATACAAAGACCTTAACTTTTTCCCGCGGGAAACCCTTGACAGCGGCTTAACGCTTTCAAGCACCACCAACATTTTAACGTACGATGCTCCTAAACTCGGAAAAGACGTTGTCACACGTTTGACATTTTACGGTAAAGAAGGCATCTGCGTACAAGTCGAAGACCTACAAGCACAGCAAACATGGGGAATCCGCGAGGACACCGTAGTAGACCCCACCGTTGACAACGAGGATTTAGCCTATGAGCGAGCGATGGCTATTTTGCGTCGTAAGGCTAACCCGATTCAACGTGTCACATGTGTGACACTCATCGACGACGTCGGCAACCTCGCACCCGGACAACTCGTAAAAATAAAAATCCCCGAACGAAACATCGACTCACAGTTCGTTGTTTTAGAAATGGAGTTTAACGTTCCGCCCGGTACGTGTCGAATTAAAACCGCAGAGTACAGCGTTGAACTTCAAGACATTTTAGCAGATTTAACTAAAAAAGTAGTTGACATAGATTTACGTGACGCAGACCTACAGGCCACACCGGTCCGATACAACAGGTTCCAAGACGAGAAGGTTATGGAGGTTGTTGTTAGGATTTATCGAAAATATGTTAGTGAGGGTTTTATTTTAGGTCACCCGGCGTTTTCCGCGTTCGGCAACAAGCTGGGGTATTCAACAGGGACGGAAGAACTGATATGGAGTAATGAGTAATGACAAATATTCAGCTTGTAGAGGAGTGGTGGGACCGTTACGGAGATAAAACCAAGAAAAACAAGATAAACGAAATAATAAACGCCATAAACAACCTTACAATCACAGATATAAACATTAATAGCGACATCGTCCCCGCAGCGGATAACAGTTACGATTTAGGTTCAAGCAGCAAAAGATGGAAAGACGGGTATTTCGCTGGAAACCTCAATATTAACGGCTACGGTAATTTAGGCAGTTTGCGAATAGGTGGAACAGAGGTAATAGATAGTTCAAGGAACTTGAAGAACATTGCAAGTGGAGAGATTAATGGAAACTTCAATGTTGGTGGAAAGTTAGGTGTTGGAATATCATCACCAACTGAAATATTGGAAGTAGAAGGAAATAAAGATTATCTGGTTACGTTTCGGAACAACTACACAACTACTTGGATACATATTTTAGATGTTCTCGCTCCAAATATGGGTTCTGGTCAAAGAGCAATACTACATGTGGGCAAGGCAAGGTCAACGAGAAACTTAGGATATATGGGCTTTGAGTGGAAAGGAGACCAATCTACAGACAATAGGCTTTTCTTCGGGCTTTGGGGTGTAGATTTTGTATTGAACATTTGGGGTGATGGTAGAGTTACAACAGGTGGAAACCTCAATGTCGGCGGAGATTATATTGTGAATCAAAGTTTAGCGTTCTTTCAGAGAGCAACTGGAAAGGATATTTTGCAGTTAGTGTTCAACGCTTATTATGATGGTGCTTGGCATTTTATAGATGACACTAAGGCTTCGTATCTGTTTCAGTTAGATGAAGATGCGGGTGCGTTTGAGTGGTATTATGCTGCCGCTGGGAGTACGTCGTGGACATTATTAATGCAGTTGCTTTCAAACGGAGACCTAAAGGTTAGTGGGAATTTGATTTTCAATACTGCTAATTCGAGGATAGATGTTAAGCAAGGTTTCACGTTAAGGTTGGATAAAGACTATGAGGGCACGTATAAGTTTTCTATTGCGAGAAGCGACTTGACAGAAGTGCACTATTTCGACGAAGAAGGAGATGCATATCACGCTGGAACTGTTATATCGAAGTTTTTAAGATTTAAGCAAGACGGTTCTTTAGATACTGAGACGAGTGGTGGAGATATTAGAAAGTTAGCGTATATAGATGCAGACGCAAATCACTGGATAACTAACAGACACTTAAATGGAGATTTGGTCTTAGCGTGTAACAATGGAAACGCTGGAGGAGAGATAGAAGGAATACGAATTGTTGCACCAGACGGCTATGTAAGAATTAAGCAAAATATGTTGTTTTGGAGTGACGCTGGCATTGGAGATGTTCAGTATGTCGGTATGCAAGCGAAAACTGCAGACAACTTTCACTTCCACATCTTGCCGTGTGACAACGCTGGTACTTTAATCGCCAACTATGGGTACCTTGGTAATTCGTCGTATTATTGGTATGCGTTGTTTGCAAACTATGTTAGATATAAGACGCTCAGTTCGTTTGAACAGCTAAATGACATAGAGTTGCTTAAAAACATTAAAACGACGGTAGAAGAAGTCGAGGAAGTGGTAGACGGTAAAACGATAAAAGTGCAGAGAGAAGTATGGGAGAAGAAAACTATGCAACATGTTCTCGACGAGAGCGGTGAGTTTATTGACGCTGGAAAGCTAAACGGATTTTTCGTAGGTGTGTTAAAGCAGTTAGTTGAAAAAATTGAACTTATAGAGGAAAAGTTGAGCAAACTTGAAAGGAGGTTCGGAATGTGAAAAAATTGATATGTGTTGTTCTTATTGTCTTGGTTTTGTTTTCGTGTGTCTCAGTTTCAAGTAGTCAAACAATAAGCAAGAGAGTTCGTCTGATTAAAACAAACGGTTTAACAGAGGATTTTATGGCTGTGATATCGGTTTTAACAGAGAATCCTTGGAACGTTACAATAGTAGTTAAAGGTAGAGGAAGAGGAACAATACAGATTGGTGTAGCACTAAAGGCTAAACCCGTGTTGGTTTTAATAGACAAAAACAAGACTTTCTTTAAGGTAGAACAGTACAATTTCACGTGGATAGGAAACTACAACGATACTTTGAAGAGATACAACGAGCTTGTTGCTGGAGGTTACAATGTCACAAGTAACATTACAAGGATTCACAAAGACCCTCTGACTGAAGAGGTGTTCCCGTCTTGGATGGAAGTTTACGGTTTCAATGAAACCATTTGGCTTGTAACATTTAACATCACACTTAGTACGCATAAAGTTACAATAACAAGCAGGGAAGTTGAAAACACAGAAACACAAACAGAAACCCCGGTGGAGGAGGTTGAAGAGGCACCTGCGTTAACGTGGAGGTACTGGCTTGTTGCAGCCGCATGTATCCTTATAATAATTGTAATATTTTGTAAGAAAAAATTAGAAGTTAAAGGGTGGAAAACTTGGAAATAATAGTTTATAAATGTCCTAGGTGCGGGGAAATCCTAGAAGAAATAATCTTACTTACCTATCCGCCAAAAATTAAAAAAAGATGCCCTAAATGCGGGTGGACAAAAATAGAGAAAGCTAAAATCCTTTACAGGATAGTGGAGGCTGATAATACTTAGAATTTAAAATGGATGTGGTTAAGATAGATGAATGTGTTTTTAATTTGAAGATGAACGTGCAAGAGTTGGCTTTTCTTGAAAACGTTAGAAGGCAGCTTGGCTTTACAAGTTTAAACGATTTCATAAAGTTCTGCATTAAGATTGCAATAGACATTGTTTCTTACCCTAATGTCGACGAGATTCGCAGTCAAGTCGGAGTTAACAGTCTAAGCGACTTTATCCGATACTGTATTAAAACAGTTGAACTTGAATTAAAAAATAAGGAAAATAGGGAAAAGGTGAAGGAAGTTGATAGTAAACGCGGGGCTAAATCTTGACCGAAACTGGCTTTACGGCGACTCGGTTAACCCGCCCAGCCACATCGCCATCGGAACCGGTACAAGTCAAGTGTTGGCGACGCAGACAGCACTGGAAAACGAAGTGCTGCGGAAAGCAATTTCAGGTAAAAGTAAACCTGCAACCGGGCAGGTGCTTTTCGAAGTTGAAATAGGGACAAACGAGGCGAACGGCTACGCTTTAACCGAAGTCGGCTTGTTCAACGACGCAACCGCCGGCGACATGATTTCACGAGTAGTACACCCCGCGATAAATAAAACAAGCGACTTTAGCCTAAAATATCAAATAATAATAAAAAACAGGAGGCCGTAAAATGACGTATGCAGACGGAGATAAGTTTTACCACGTGGACCCAAACAACTTGATGTTGGGGAGTAGGCCTTGGGGCGTGTTAAACGGTTTACAGGTAACTGAAAACAGTACGCCGGACATGAGTGTTCTCGTTACCGCCGGTTCATGTATTGTAAATGGGTCGGAGATAACTAAGAGTTCGAGTACAAATGTGGCTTTGGACGCCGCGGACCCAAATAACCCGCGTTGGGACATAATTACAATCAATGACGCTGGTACTATTGCCGCAACTGCTGGAACCCCTGCTGCAAACCCCGTTCCACCCGACATACCTGCAAACAACATTTTGCTGGCCTTGGTTTACGTTGGTGCGGGTGTAACGGCAATCTACAACAGTAACATATATGACCGCCGGGTTTTCATCGAGAAAATCAAAGATGTCCACGTAGATAGTATTAGTTTAAGTAAGATTACCGGCCACGATAAAGCGGCACATGATGCCCTAAATATTGATGCGGACACTGTAGACGGTTATCATGCCGGTGATTTTGAAAAGACAGCTAATAAAGGGGTTGCTGACGGTTATTGTCCCCTTGACTCAAACGCGCTAGTGCCTTTATCTAATATTCCTAGTACATTAACGGGGAAAGATGCGGACCTGTGGGACGGAAAACATAGGACAGATAACCAGACGTTGGGCGGCAACGTTACAATTGGTGGTACATTAACTACAAACGACAATATAACGATTACAAAAAATCGAGGCGCTATTTACATGCGTTACGATGTAAATCTCCGATGGATGATGCAAGCTGGGGAAGGCGACAACGGGGCGTTTAGATGGAAATACAGTATTGACGGTGGTTCAACGTATGCCTTGAAAATGTATTTAGCTGGCAGCAGCGGTAATCTTTACATAGACGGTACATATAACACGTTTTCACCGTATGTCCCCGACTCCGAGGCGGAACTGTTGCGTATAATAAAAACGGAGGTAACGAAACCGTCGCCGAGACGTGAAAAAGGCACTTTAATCGGTGATGATGGTCGTAGAATTGAACAGTTAACTGAAAGTGAACTTGAAACGTTCAGCGAAAAATACGCCAAGGATATCGGGAAAATCAGCATCGCATGCGGAAAACTTCTGCTTATTCACGCCGAGAAAATTGCAGCGTTAGAAGAAGAGTTGAGGCGTTTACAAAGTGAAAAAACATGATTTACACGTTGCACTAGGTATTTCCACTGTGATTTCAACGTTCATATTCGCCATTACCATATATCTTGCTCTGCTCGTCGGCGGCGGCGAAATCACCGTGCAAGAAAAAAACATGTACATCTTGATTTCAGAGATATTAGCAACGTTCTACGGGTTTATTTACGCATTACACTTACTTGTCCACGACTTTAAACAATACACTCATGGTTGAAGTGTTATTAGAAACATGGGGCGGTAAATAACATAATGTAAAATAAATATAAAAACCAAATTAAGGGCGGAGGAAAATGACGTTTAGCATATTGGATATATTGGCTAGATTTACGGACAGCGAGTTGATTTTATCTGCAGCAGCCCTAGGCGGAGCTATTTACGGCATCTATGCTATTTATAAGAAGCGGCACAGTTTCTTTTTCCGCTACGATGAAGTAAACAAAGCAATACAGCTCGGTTTTCTGTTAAGCGTAATTGTTAGTAGTTTTTCCGCGATTATCCCCGGGGTACTTTATCATTTGCCTAACGGCATCGACCTTGTCACAGCTGTGACGCTCGCCGTCGTAATAGGCACCATCGTGCCGCCGCTAATAATGTATAGTGTTAACCGTTTTCTCGTGTATGCTCATAAACGTGGCTGGAAGTCGGCTTTACTCAGTAAGCTTAAGTTTTTCATGTTTAAAACATTGAGTAAAAATCCTAAACCGCAAACATCACCGATTGTAAGTGTTTTAGCCAATGACCCGGATGTTATACGGGAGAACATGGAAGCTATGAGTCAACGTAACCGTTTTATTGCGTTTCTCGACGACTGTGTTAAAACCGGTTTAATAACTCCGCAAGCAAGAAATCTTATTGTAAACGAGCTGCCGGAAATCCCGGATGTCGCCACATATCAGATGATGCTCAACAAGCTGCGAAAAGAACGTGAAATTTTAACTAAAATGGATACTTACCGGTTGATTAAAACAATTGACGAATTAAAACGCGTCGTTAAATACTATAAGCGGCGTGCAGAGGAACTTGAAGAGGCTATGAGCTGGAAGGCCCGGCTGCCACGTGAAATAATAATAGCTTTACTCGGTGCTTTAGCTCGACACTTAGCGTATCTGCTTTTAGGGGTGTGAAAATGTCGATTACAATGGATATTATTGCGGTTTTCACTTGGGCTGCGAACGGTTTAGCTTGGGCACTAAGTATGGTTTTCGGTAAACCGGTGGACCCGCGGTTCGGTTACGCCGCCCTAGTAATCTTAATACTTTGGTTAGCTTATCTCGTAATCAAACTGATTGAACGATATTTTTTCTACTTCATGGTGGGTTTAACATGTTTCTTCTTCCTTACGCTTTTCACATATCTTAGAATAATTTAGGAGGTTGAGAAATGCAAATAGACCCGTTTTTCTGGCAAGTATTGCAAATAGACCTTATCGTAGCCAGCACCGTCGCCGTATATCTCATCGGCTTCTACGTGCTATACAAATACCGTACACATAGCCCAGAATACGAGTTGGGACGTGCAATTGTCCGAGAACAAGCATTAATGCAAAGCCAAATAATTAACAAACGTGTAAACTACATTTTGAGCAGAGTGTACCCGGAAATACTTGTTAAACGCGGCGAAATAACACCGGAAGAAAAGGAGAAAGTTAAGGTTCCTAAGGCGGAGGAACTTAAACCCGAAGCCATTGAACGTATTTTAAGAGAGGCAGAAGAATACGGTATTCCGCTGGAAGCTAAAGAACTTAGAGAAGAACTTGAAGGTGTTTAGGGGAGATGCCGCGGCGGAAAGACGTGTGGAAAACTCCCCTCGGACAGGAAATCGAGGAGAAACTTATACGCGGCGAAATTAAAGGTATAGATGCAGCTGCTATTCTCGGCATTAGTCCCGCCGCGGTTTCAATCCACATGAGACGTCTCAAACTACGAAAAGAAAAGTTCATCGCTGAAATGGAACGAGAAGAAAAACCTAAAACAGACTACAAAGAAACATTTTTCAATGAAGTCGAGCTCCTAAAGAAAAATATTGAAAAACTTTTAGAGATGATGGGTAAACTGGAGAAACGCAGCTTTCTTTCTCCTAGCTGGTACAACATGTATTTGCGTAATATGCGGGAGCTCCGGGAAACATGTGAAACACTGCTACGGTTGAAAGGCGAGATGCCGGAGATAAGCGTAGCCATACAGGTAACGCAGTACAAGCAGCACATCAACATTTTAAACAACTTTATTTTTGAACGTCATCCGGAATTAATCGATGAGTATGAGCAGTTTTTGAGGGAAAAACTTGCAGAACTCGGCGGCACCGAGCAATCTTATTAAAGAGGCTTATTATCATTTGCAGTATGAGCGGGCGAAACGAGACATACGTTACTTTGCCGAGAAAGTCTTGGATATTTGTAATTTTGTTAACCGGTATTTGGATAAGATGGGTGACACCACTGTCCCACGTGTGACGCGGTTAAACTGGCACCACTACGAATGGTTCGACATGATTATGAATAGTAAAAATATTTGTGTGGCTGCACCGCGGGACCATTGGAAGAGCACGGTTTTCTCGGTTGTTTTCCCGTTGTGGCGTACGTTGTTCGGTGAACGCGGCTGCATAATAAGTAACAGTCAACTGCAGGCCATAGACCTTTTAGACCGTGTAAAATATTTTTTAGAAAACCACCCGTTTTTCCGATATTTTGAGTTTAAACCCAAAAACCCTAAAGTCTGGCATAAGACGGCGGTTCAATGCAGTAATGGGGCCTATATTACTGCTAAAAGCTTCGGGACCCCGGTTAGAGGCGGCCACTACCATTGGGTCGTAGTTGATGATGCGTTAAGTGAAAGAATGCCTTTTAGCATGGAGTACGTGAAAAATTATTTTAAACGGGCCATAACAAACATGGTTATCCCGCAGGGAAGGTTAATTTTGGTTGGTACGCCGCTGCGTTTCGACGACCTGCTTATGGAGACTTTAGCTAATCCGATGTTTACGCGGAAAAAGTATCCGGCGGTTTTAGACTGGGACGAGAAAAAAGTATTGTGGCCAGAGTACTATTCGTGGGACCGGTTAATGCGACGGCGGGAACAAATAGGAACATTAGCGTTTGACCAAGAATTTATGTGCCAGCCGGTCGACGAATCTTCAAGTCTTTTCCCGTTTTCACTTGTTAGTTCATGTTTTGACCCTACACTTAAACTTGTAAAATATTATGACCCGACTTATGATTGTAAGGAGTGCGGCATGAGCTTTTACTCGGAGCGAAAAGTAAGGGAACACATTGAGAAAATTCATGGCGGTAATCCCGATGGCAGATATAGACGGCCGCTAAGGGTCTTTATTGGCTGCGACCTTGCCATTTCCGCCAGTACCGGAGCCGACTATACATGTTATATTACGCTTGGTGTTGATGATTTCGGGGTCCGCTACATTTTGGATATTTTTCGCGAAAAAGGGTTAAGTTACCGGGCTCAAATAGAAAAATTAAAGGAACTTAACATAAGATATAGTCCGCGGCTGATTTTCGTGGAAAGCAACCAGTTTCAAAAAGTTATTGTTGATATGGCTAGGGATTTGACTGATTTGCCGGTTAAAGAGTTTGTGACAACTAGAAGAAAAAACCAGCTTGAAGAAGGAGTACCATCACTACGGATACTTTTCGAGAACCGGAAATTTAGGATACCTAGAGGCGACGAATACAGCATAGAAAAAACTCAAGTTTTGGTCCGTGAGTTGCAGGCTTTCGGGTTCGCCGAGGGAAAACTGCAAGGCATCGGTGAACACGACGACACAGTAATGGCTCTATGGATAGCTAACGAAGCCGTAAAAGAATACGAAGGCATGAAACTACTTTTCAAAGCAGTCGAAAAATAGTCGTTCCGTCACATTTGACGAAACGAAAAATAATTTTATAGGCCGCCGTTTAATGTTTCCGGCGGCGGCCCATAAACACGGGTAACTTCATATATTCTGGCCTTGCCGTATTGCTGGGCCAGAAGAAAAACCTCATAAGCTTTCTCAAAAGTTGAGAAAACCAAAACACTCAAAGTTGAGCGTTCCGGTTTTCCTATTATTTTTTGTAGACGGCGGTAAAACTGCCGTCTTTTTGCTGGGTTACCCGTGTTTATATCGTAGTCAACTATCCATATCCTCATTGTGTCACACCTGTGACAATATAGGGTCGTTAATATATATAAACTTTACGGTAACTATAATATAGTAAAAGTAACAATAAAAGCATTGACATTTTTAACATCTCCCGCCTCGGTCGTTTTGGCCGAGGCTCTAGGAAATAAAAAGTTAGAATTTGGAGAGTTCCTCTTCTAGTGTGGGTATTCTTCGTGGTTTTCCCATGCTGAGTAGTTTCCATAAGGCCCAGTCGTATTGGCATTTAGGACATGTTATATAGACCCAAACATGGGCTTCATCTAGGTCGGTTGTCTTTGCATCTGCTCCGTATAGCGTAGTTTTACAAGTTGGACAAGTAAAAACTATTTTTTTCAGTTTTTCTAAAACTATACCTAGTTTTTGTGTTTCTATTTTTCCCATTTTTTTCACCGTTACTATAATAGTAACATGAATATATAAGTGTTTCGGTGATAGTAATATAGTAACGAAAAATATTAATATATATTAACTTGAAATATATTTAGCCGCCATGCCGGTTGGCTACGCGGCGATGGCCCAGCTAGGTAGGGCGTCGGTTTTATAAACCGAAGGTCCCGGGTTCAAATCCCGGCCGCCGTGCCACCCTTGTCCAACCGGCAACCGGCGGCATCCCCTTCTAAACTACATGAGGTGATAAATATGGTTTCTAAAATAATCGCCCTAGGAAAAGAAATTTCTTTACCAGTTGAAATTTCAGATGATGAAGCGGAGAAAAACGTAATGTCACTTATTGCGGACTTTGACCCAGAGCTCGCCAAAGAACTGGAAAACGTGGAATACGAAACCCGAATAGAAAATGACACTTTGGTCGTGTATAGAAGCGGAGCGGTTTTCGGTTGAAAACTAAAACTTTATTAAAAACTTTAGGTTTTTGCTTTTTTCTTTTTCTCTGGTATTTTATAGTTTTTTTCTTTTTTACGCTTATCGCGGTTATCTTATATAAACTGTTAACGATGTGAGTGAAATGTCGTTTCTCCAATATACTGTGCGACAATATATTTCCGCTATTGTCATACTTATCGGTTTAATTCTTTTTTGCTGCGGTATTGGCGGCATACTTATAATTGCTTTTTCTCAATGGAACCAACTGCCGCTTGAAATTCGTCTTTTTATTTTAGGAGCCATACTCATATTATTAGGTATGAACCTGTGGAGTGATGAAAGTGAGTAAAATGGTTAAACAAATAAAATTAAGGCATATAAGTTCTGAAAAAGTAGAAAGAAAGAAGAACGAATTGAAGGGCCGTGTACATACTTTTGGTCTTGAAAACGGAAAAATAAATGTGATAGATTTCGGCGAAATGGTTCGCGTTGAAGTGGAAATAAGGCTGGAGAATGCTGGCTGGTCAATTACGCATTTTTATCTGAAAAGAAACGACTTCAAAGAGTTGAAAAAGTTTTTTGAATCCATAGAGTTGACGTGAAATAATTCTTTTACGACAACCTTTACGAACATAAAAAACAAAACAACTATATGTAAAAATTTTTCCCATAAAAACATAAAAAAGAAAAGTTTTTACTTAAAAAAGTAAAGAAAAAGGTAGACATTTATGTCAAGTTTCGCTCAAATAGTGTGGCATTAGTTGCTTTTGTTTTTGGCGGCTCGGTGCCCATGGCCTAAGTCATCGCTTAGGCTCGTCATGCCTCAGCCTTCTTCATCGTCGTTACTATTGTAGTAATCCGTTTATATAAATGTTACTATTACTGTAACAGAAAGTTTATATATATAAACCGCCCTTATAGTTAAACAGCCACCATGCCCGGGTGGGTACGCCGCCGGGATTTCGACCCGGCTTCGGCTTGACCGGCCGAACAACAACGGTCCGCCCGGCAAAACGGTGGCAAAACTTTTTTTGGTGAAAAAAATGGAAAAACAAAAAGTCTCGGAATTCGATTTTATTAGTTGGTTGCGTGGTGGACAGATAGACCTTGATGTCACACGTGTGACAATGGAACAACCGGAACTCGCCGCCAGAACAATATACTACTTGCTTACGAAGGGCGGTTATCACCGGGAAAGACTAATAAAAGCCTTGGTTAAACTTATTAATTATGCTCCACCGGAATACCGTAAAATTGCATGGGTTCTATTTCAAAAGGTACCATTAAGCCATCTGCTTTATGTTACACGGGTTTTTGATAAGAATCGGGAAAATTCCCGGCGTCTACGCCATGCCATTGTTAACAATATTGCAATAAGTGAGTTTGATGATGTTTTCCGGGCGTTTTTCATGGGTCCGGAGCTTTTTAGACGTCTTTTCAGTTATCTAAAACTTCCACGTACAAAAATAAAGGACAGGGAGATAAGGAACCCGGCTTACTGTTTGGCCTATCAGTTAACGCAACTTTCGGTTCCCGAGGCGATGAAAAAATACAGTATAACACCGTTCACCCTTATACGTGACTTGAAAATACCGTTTCACATGGTTATGCAATACGTAGATTCCCCGCTTATGGCCATGAATTTAGCCCATAGATTGTCCGCGGACGAGTTTTTCCGGCACGGCCGATGGTTCCGTCAAATCCTAGGCGACCAAAAATACACGGAAATAGTGCAGGAAAAAATAAAGTATGTTAGGGACCCGGTGAGCTTCCTCGCGATAAAGGAACATTTGGAGAAAACCGGGGCGTTAACCCCGCAGATGACCAAACTAATGGAGAAACGTGCGGAAGAAGCGTTAAACCAAATACTTCAAAAATATAAGCTGGAACGGTTAGCTTTGATTGTAGATGTTAGCGGCAGTATGAATATCGCTAAGAAAATAACTGCTAAGCTTTATGAGGCTTTCAGCCGGATGACTAAAATAACCCATTTAATTGCTTTTAACCAAGTGGCTTTTACGGTTAGCTTAGAACGTTTACGGCAACTTGAATGCGACGGTTACACGAGCATAGGGTCCGCAATAGTTCTTTTAGCTTCACGTTTAAGGGTTATCGACCCATCGGAAAACCCGGAAGCCATAATTTTAGTTAGCGATTTAGGTGAAAACACACCGCCACCGCTAAACGAAAGCCTACGGTTACTTAAACAGTTCGGGGAACCGCCGCTAATAGTTATTCACTGCGGTGAAAAATACAGATACAGAATAGAAGATTACCCGCACGCAATTATCCCTGTGGACGACTTTCATCCTAGATTAGTTGCTGATATTGTAAAAGAGGTTGCACGGTTAACCGCTAAAGTGGCGAAAGAAGAACGGGAAGTCACACGTTTAGTTAAGTCACGTAGACCTCTCAGCGAGGAGCTCGGCGAGCTAAAGCTTCCAACACGGCCGGAATACACGCTTAAACCCGGCTACTTGGAGGCTTTACTATGCGAAGATTGAAAATAATGTTCTTGGGCTGCGGCTTCCTAGCAAGCCACATAATACCTTTTATTTTACCGCACGCCAGTGAAATAATCTTAATCGATGGCGATAAGATTGAACGCGGCAACTATGAAAGCAGTATTTTTCCTAAAGGCTATGAAGGTAAACGTAAAGTTTCAGCTTTAGCCGCTTTAATACAGGTGTTGTCATCGGTTACAGTTGTACCGAGACACCTACATGTGAAAAAGGCGTCGCAGCTAATTGAACTGCATAAACGGTTTAAACCCGACTTTGTTTTTGTAACTTTCGATAACATTGAGTCGCGGCTAATGGCGAAAGGCTACATAATGTATACTGCTACGCCCAGCCTATTTGTCGGGGTTACAGAAAATCATGTTTACATTGATTGGGGCGAATGGGTAATGGTCCCCGTGGACCCCGGTAAAATCACCAAAGTAAGAAAAGAGCTTGAAAAAATACGGGATGTTTGCAGCCGCTTAGAGTTCCGCGGCCTAGGACTCATGGCAGCAGCATACACATATTATGCTTTTAAGCAGTGGCTTGAAAAAAACGTAAAAACAGCGTTCATAATCGACTTAAAAGATAAAGTACATGTTGCACAGCTTAAACGTGACGTAAACAAATACGGTAAAAAGCTGCGAGGTAAATGGTGATGTTGGCGGTTAAAGGTTATTCACGTTTTCCTATTTTTTATAATAGCAGTGGGACCCGTATTTTAGGCTACGAGTCACCTAACCCCGATTTTAACAAATATGTTTCATGGATTTATCGACCGGCCATAGCAATATATCGTTTAAGAGATTTGAAGTTTCGCCGCCGTTTTATAGTAAATGAGGCTTTAAACCCGCAGCTTAAAACCCGTGAAATTGTGCCGCCATACATATATGTTTTTCCGGACTATGAGGCCGCGGAAACGTTGAATAACTGTTATGCTATGGGTATAACGCTTAAAGGCCCTAGGACCCCGATTTTCCTGCCCTTAATAATGCTTAGAGCCTTAACTGAAAAAGAAGTAAAAGCACTACTTCACATTGCCGAGGTAAACCAGTTAAGTCGAGAAAAAATTTTTACACTACTAAACCTGCTAAACATCGAATACCAGCCGCTTAAAGTACTTGCAGGCGGAAAAACAGTTTTCGAAATAAGAGACCCCGAAGTCGACACACCATACAAAGTTTTAGTCAACCCGCTGGGCCAAGTAGAAGACGTAAACTTCTGCGTAGAACTACCAGAAAAAACATATTTACCCGAACTAATTATGTTAACAAGACAACAAAAAAATTTGTATATATTAAGTGAATGGCCATATTAAAAATAAAAAATTTTATTTTTCGTCAATTTCAACCCATTCCTCTGGTTCTTTTTCTAGAAACTTTGTTATTGATTTAGGTATCCAGAAGGCCTCAGGACATAGTTTATCTCGCGGCGGTATTCCTAAAAACGGCCTAAAAAGAAGGGCTTTTTCCGTCTCTTTTTCAACTTTTCCTTTATATATCACTCTATCTTTTCCTTTTCTAGCTTCGATTCCGGTAGGTGTTAAAGCGGCATAGTACATAAAGCCGCTTTTTTTGACAAACCATACCGGTAGACTTATTATTTTTATTTCTTTTTCCATCGACATCACCGTTACTATTATAGTAACATAATATATATAAACGTTACGGTTACTATATTGTAGTGAAAAAACTAAAGGTGGTGGTCATGAGAACCTATATTTTTAGTCCACGTGAAAAAGAAGCTCTCATAAAATACTTAGATGGTACCGAAAAGAACACCCTTTTACTTAGGGTTTTGCTTAGCAGAATCAGAAACGCCGACCTGCTGGAAGAAGACATTAAGCTTTTTTTGAAGGTTAGAAAAAAACTGAAAGAAGGCGGTTAAAGTGGGTGAAGTACCGATGTTTGAAGAGCTGGAACCTATTGAAAACGCTTTCAAAGTTACTTGTCCGTTTTGCGGTAAAACTTTTTTGGTAGGTGTTCCGCTTAAACCGTTGCCGGTTAAACGTGAAAAACCAAGGAGAAAAGAAAACCCGGGTAAACTTTTAGGTATTCAAACTTTACCGGAGGAACCGCCGGTAAGACCACCGGAACCCATGCCAATTGAACCATATAAACCAGTTAGGGAAGGTAAGCCGGTTTTTAAAGGGACCCGTGAAGACCTGTTAAATATCATTGCTAATTATATTGCCAGTTTAAATTACGGTGACACTTTTACGATAAGGGATTTACGTGAAGCCACCGGCTTAGATAAATACGCTTACGACCATTTGCTACGAGGCTTAGGCATACTTGTTAAACGCTTTGAACAACAGGGATGGATAGAAGAAGTAGAAAGAAAACCAATTAACCCAAAATATCCCTACGACAAAATCAAAGTTTATCGCTGTTTATTGAATAAAAAGCCGAGTAAAGAAGAAATAGAAAAAATTAGAAAAAGCGAGGTGCTTTAAGTGAGTAAAGAAATAGATTTTCTAACTGATTTTATGAATAAAATCAAAGAAATCCTAGATGATTATACTGCTAAACAGTTTTTCAAAGAAATCAGAATGGAAGAATGTTCATTGACATCAAGTGGGTTTTCGTTTGTTTTAACGTTGAGATTTATATGCACCAAGCGGAGGGAAGGCGGTTAAAATAAAATAGGTGGGTAAAGGTTGGATGTAAACCTGTTGTGTTCAACTTTTTTTGTTTCCGTTTATACTCCCCTCCCTCACTCATCCAGCCGCCCAAAATGGAAAACGAACACATTAGAAGGGTTAAGTTTAATGTTGCTAGTCGCGTGGCGTTCGTGGAAGTCACACGTGAGACATGTTTTAAATCCGACAGCACCGTCAACGTGCTAAAACACTGCCAAGGCTGCCCTCACTTCAACGGCTACCTTAGACGCGGTAAACATCTATATGTTAGATGTATTTATCCGCGTATTGTGCCTTACGGCGGTTTTCTAATGCTTTTCAAAAACTTTGAAGACATTTACATGTATGCTCGAGGTGTGAAAATTGACAAGCCGCATGTTTAGCATGGTTAAAGTTACATGGAACCCTGTGGTCGGCTGCACACATAATTGTTGTTACTGTTGGGCTCGCCGTTTAGCTAGGCGTCAAAAAAACCGCTGCAAAAAATGTTACAGGTTTGTTCCACATTTACATCCTGAGCGTTTGAACCGTCGGTTTAAAAATAAAATAGTTTTTGTGGTCGACATGGGTGACTTGTTTTGTTACGAGGTTCCGGACACGTGGATTATACGCGTTTTACATACCATTGAAAAAAACCCGGACAGCCGGTTTCTTCTTTTAACAAAAAACCCTTTAAGATATTTTGATTTTCTCGAACTTTTCCCATCGAACGTTATTTTAGGGGCCACTATTGAAAGCGACCGAGACTGGGATGTAAGCGACGCACCGCACCCAATGGAACGTCTATTGGCAATGAAAAAACTGCCGTGGGATGATAAGTTCATAGCAATAGAGCCGATTTTAGATTTTAACAACGTGTTCGTTGACTTCCTAGAAAAAATAAATCCGCGAACGGTCTACGTGGGCTACGACAACTACAACCATAAGCTACCGGAACCCGAGCTGGAAAAAACCAAGTGGCTAGTTTCCGAGCTTAAAAAATTCACGAACGTTAATGTTAAAACACTTCGAAAAGCGTGGTGGGAAAAATAAACGAAAAAGAAAAAATGGAAGCCATCCATAGTTTGGCGGTTGAACTTGTAGATAAATGGTTCCCTAACCTCAAAGAAGAAGACAGGCGGGAGCACCGTATAGCTGTGCTCGCAACCATGAAAATGATTTTAAAGCTTAGTCTTTTCGGGCCGCCGGAAAAACCAGTAGAACAACCCACTCTAACCGTGTGTCCTAAGAGCGTTCTTTCAGCGGAAGAGCGACGTAAAGTTTCCTTCACGTCTACGGAAAACAAAGACATAATTATACCGAGCGGCTGGCTGGGCCGCGACGCATGGAACAACATAAACGAAAAACTTAGGAAAATCGGGTTTAAATGGGTTTCAGCTCGTCGAATGTGGGTCCGTGAAAAAAGTAGAGGTGAGAGCAGGTGAAGCGGCCGAAAAACGGAGTTATATTTTTTAACAGTAAGGGTCCGCGGGAACACCTGCTTAAACACGGTTTTGTTTACACGTTACGTTACCCGAGGCGGGAAGGAAAAGCAAAAGCTGTTAAAGGAAGCTTTAAACGGCGATACGTAGAGTTTCTATGTTACGTTTACATTAAATTCGTGAAGAAAATCGAATCACCCGAAGAACTGGAAAGCTACGTGGAAAACTCCGGGTTTAAAACCGTACGTGAATGGGTCGACGAAGTGAAAAAATATTACGGCAGTTTTTCCGCCCGCTACTTGTACCGTGTTAGAAAAATAACGCGGGGCGAATATTACACGTCCGTAAAGCCCCGTGAAAAACTTATATGCCACGGGTGCGAGTGGCTGGAAGACTGTCTCCGTAAAGGCCACGCACCCGAAAAACCTAATTTCTGCCCCTATTATAAACCTAAAGGGAGGTGAAAAATAAATGTGGAATGAGAAACGAATATTTAAGCGTTCCAAAATAAAAAACGTTTTGAAAAGCACGGTTGCAGTACTGATACTTTTTGTACTTATAGGGACACCGATACTTATAGTGTGCACAACCGTGCATGTTAAGGTTGGTTATACGGCTATTATTATTGACCCGATTAGCCAAGAAATGTGGGCGGTTGGTGACGGAACCTACGCTGCTTATCTGTTTTTCAAAAAAGCACCTTGGGCCAGTGTAAAATATGTGTATGTAGCAGTAGACAGTTTAGAAATGTGGTCCGAGAGAAACGCAACCGGCGACTACCCGGCGATACCATGTTTAACACGTGACGGTTTAAGCGTGGAAGTCGACATTATGGTGCGATGGCGACTAGACCCAAATAAAGTACTTGAACTATACAAAAACTATCCCATGTTAAATTGGAAAATGACAACAATAGCCAGCATTCTACGTGAAACGGTAAGAGATGTTATTGCTAATTATTCAGCTATTGAAACGATTGAGAAACGTGCTGAAATAGGAACCATACTTTATAACGAGTTTGAAAACCGGTTAACAGCCGACAGAACACTGTTAAACGCGGTTATCTTAGAAGAACTAGACTTACGCGAGATAGCTCTGCCGCAAAAATTTATTGATGCAATTGAAGATAAGTTAGCAGCGGAACAAGAAATGATAGCGGCAATGTACCGAGCCAACACAGTTATAATAACCGCTCAGGCAAATGCAAACGCCACACTTATACAAGCAAACGCAACCGCCGAGGCTATTGCTCTTATAGCTGAAAAATGTGGCATGAACGCGAGTGAAGTCGCTCAACTATATATCTTAGTGGAAGCGTTAAAGAAAATAGCGGAAACAAACAATCAAGTAATCTTTTTAATGGTTGTTGGTGAAAACGGCCAATACATAATTCCAATAAACGAGCTGGGTGATTAAAATAAGACTAAGAAAACATGAGTTTTTCATTATTTTTCTTATTTTTTTATTGGCGATTATACCGGACCCCAGCGACATACTTGATGTAAATACTCCTTTCATTGAATTAACGTGGCTATTAGCGTTTATCTTATATTTGTACAGTCTTAGACGGTTGGACGACACGGTATGTCACGTGGAAAAAACAAAGAAAAAAGAGTTTAAATTTTGCCCGAAATGCGAAGCTGCTATTCCCGCAGACTTAGCGGTTTGCCCTTATTGTGGCTATGTTCAGCCATGGGTAGATTTATCGCACTATAAAGGTGAATAAATAATGGAGTTTAAGTTTAAACCGGGAAATAAAACCGTTAACGATAAGATTGTTTTGGTTAAGACGGACGGCTGGGAACAAATAACTTACCGTGAACTTTTCACCTTAATCAAATTCTTTTTTGAAAATGAACAAAAGCTTTATCCGCCGCCGGCAAAAGGAGCAAAATATCTTTTCGAAGCCATTAGACGGCTCTTAACAAATAGTGTTGAAGATGTGTTGGCGTGGTTTCAACTGTCTAAGGTTAGTAAGTTGCACCACTTTCTGTGATGTCACACGTGTGACATTTTCCAGTGGAAGTATAGGTCTTGCGAACTTCCTAACGAAGTAAAGGTCGAAAACCTTTAACTTAACCCGGTTTTTTATTTTCTTTTTAACGTCGGAAAACTGAAACACTGTTATAACCCCTTTATTTCCACTGCATCCACTGGAAAAACCCATAAACTAAACTCAACATTAATATATATTAACTATTAATATATATTAATAACTTAACTTAGCAAACAGGCCCAAGTTAAGTTCCACTGGAAACAAAGGTGGGGTTTACAAATGTCTAAAAAATGTCCCTATTTAACCGACACAAAAAAATGTAAGCTTAGCGGCCAGTACTGCGACTTTATTTTGTATCCCGATGAAACCTTAATAGACGAATACTGGCGGCTATGCCCAACCTATATTTATTTTCTTGAAAAAAGACTTTCGGAGGGTGAAAAATGCCTAGACCTTTAAAAAAAGGTGTTCCTAAACAAATTTTACTGCAGGTAATAGAAGAGGAACGAGACGTATATGAAAAAATGCGTAAACTCGCTAAACGGGAACAAATAAGCTTCAGCGAACTCGCATTAAGAGCGTTCAAAGAATATCTTGAACGTCACTGGCCCGGAAACCCGCAAATACCTCTACCCGTCTACATCCCCGCGATGATGACCCCGGAACATAAAAAACTGAAAAAACGGCTTGAAGGAACCCGGGTTATCCGGTGGGGCCGTTGCCCCAAGTGCAGGGTAACCTACCCGGAAAACATCGCACAACAACTGTTATGGCGGTGTAGGTACTGCGGCGGAAAACTCGAAGTAATCGAGGAGCGTGTCTGAAATAATGAAAATGGAAGTTACAGATATTAGGGACTATATTTGGCAAGAACTAGAAAAACGAAAAATTATAGCAAATGATTTTGTTATAACAGATTGTACATTAGAAAACTATGAAGTTGAGTTTACTATTTCGTTTTTCTTTGATAGAGATAATTATTTGAAGGCTTCAGCGGTTTTAAGTGAAATATGCCGAAAATTAGAGAAAAAAGAAACATGGTTTAAATGGAAGGTAATTTTTGCCTTAGAAACAAAACCGGGTTTTTGTATAGCACAAGAATTATTTGTTCCTAATAGGTGATAACATGAACATAAGTAAAATTCCTAAACATATTAAGAAGCGTCTTGATGCGTGGCTTAAAACAACAGCGAAAATCCTTAATCTTGACAAGAAACAACTTGCATGGATTAGCTGCCACGACGGAAAATTTCGCTTATATCATTTTCTAGATAGAGATAAAACCGTGGCGGAAACCATTTTAACAATTGAAATAAACATGTTCGAGGTAAAAAGATATGACGAGCCGTGGAAATACGAGTAAAAAAGGAGATGTTTGTTTAGGATGTTGGGAGGCTTGGAAACAGTATGCTTACGACCAGCTTCCACATAAGAACTGCGAGCTATGTGAACTGGAAGGAAAAAAGCGTAAGGCCCATCAAATAGTGTGGATAGACCAGCTCGAATTCTACTATGTTTGTGATTGGCGTAACCATTGGGATGAAAATCCGTATTGGACCGGTGGCACAAACCCGCTGCCACACTACTGTCCCTACGGCAGTAAACGGCCTAAAAACTGTTATTTCACGGTTAAACGACTAAAAGCAAAATACACCACACCGACCAAAGAATTTTTTGAACAAGTAGATAAAAAGTAAAACTTTATACATTGTATAGATTTCACGGTTTGAAATTTATACTTAAGTATAAAGAAAAGTGTAAATCTAAGATTTTCGTCGGCTGTTTCAAAAACTCAAAATTTTATACGCAAGTATAAAAATAGAAAAAGTAAAATTTATATGAAAAGTAACAATAGTAACAATAGGGATGAAAATGCCGAAAAAACAGAAAATTGCAGAATTTCGAAAAGGTGACATTACAATAAAAATATACGATAAAACCGTTTTAACCGAATTGTTAGAAAAGTTTGTTAAGAACGAAAAAACTCAAAAAGAAACAAATATGCCGAAACACCTGCAAGACTACTGTAGAAAATTATACAACCGGTTTCTAAATGAAGGTGACATTGAACGAGCTGAAATTGTGAAAAACGCATTAGCGGTTCTAGGTGTAAACGTGGAGGCATAAAAATGAAAAAGGTGGAACAAACATATAGAAACGCGATTCTATTTACAGGGCTCGCAACAATAATAATCATTATAATTATTATTATAATTGTAAATTGGATTTAAAATATAGGCGATGATGATGGTTGTGCCGCACACACACTCACAGTTTTTGGCCGTTATGCCGGTCCTTTATATTGCCGTCCATCCCTCATCCTGTGACCGAAATCGGCACAACTGAGCTTAACAAAGGTGAAATCAAATGAACCTATTAGACTTTAATGTTTTACAAAAAATAAAAACAGAACTAAGCGGCCACATCTATTTTAAATGTGCTTGCGGCGTGAAAACAAGTTTAATAGATTTAATTTGTAGCGGCGGTAAATGCCCTAAGTGTGGACATAAACTTGTAGATTTAAACGTGACACAATAATTTTATAAAAAATAATGCGGGATAAAATATTATGCCGCGTATATTCAAGTTTTTTAAACGGTCGAAACAAAACCCTTCATTAACTTATGATACGGTGGAGAAGGGTGTAGTCGACGCCGCCTATCAAAATATAACGGTTTATCAAGGTGTAAAAGAAAAAAGAAGTTACCGTAAAACCGTTACGCCCCACTGGTTTTGGCGTGCACCTTACGGTGTCCCGCGGAAAGTAAACATATACGAAATACGGGAAATGGCTCAAACCGCGTGGTGCCGAATATGCATCGATACCCTTATCGACGAGGTTTGCAGCGTAGAATGGGACATCGTTCCAAAAGACCCGAAACACGTCAACAACCCCATCGTTTTAGAACACTGCCGTATAGTTAAACGGTTTTTCGAAAACCCAAACATTAACGACGAAAGCTTCGAACAAATACTACGGCAAGTCGTAAGAGACATTTTAGAGATAGATGCCGGTGTTATCGTTAAGGTTTTCGACGAAAAAGGCCAACTACGTGAAATTTACGCCGCAGACGGAGCCACATTTCTTAAAAAGGTTGATGAACACGGCGTGGTACAAGGCTACTATCAATATAGCTTTAAAAACCCGCAATCCAAACCGATATTTTTCACGGAAAAAGAAATCGTCTATATCATGCAAAATCCGCGGTCATATTCTTGTTACGGTTTCTCACCTGTACAATCCATTTTAACCGTCGTAAAAACATTAATTAAAAGCTTAGAGTGGAACGAGAAATATTTCAGCGAAAGCATACCCAGCGGCGTACTATCTTTATTGGACATAAGTGAAACAGAGTTTGAGAACTTTATTAGATGGTGGGAAACAGAGGTAAAAGGAAAACCCCACAAACTACCTATCATTAACCGTGATTTTAAATGGCAGCAGTTCACGCTTACAAATAAAGAAATGCAGTTTTTAGAAAGTCAAAGATGGTATTTCAAGCTCGTAATGGCGGCTTTTAAAGTTACACCGAACGAGCTGGGATTAACGGAGACGGTTAACCGGGCCACAAGCGAGGAGCAAAGCGAAGTTTTCCGACGTAAAGGTTTAGGACCCTTACTGAGACTTTTAGAATATCACATTAACACGGAGATTATTCCGGAGTTCGGTTTCGACGACGTTATGTTTAAGTTTGCACCGCACCGCGACCGTTTCGAAAAAGAACGGCAAATAGCAATATGGGAACGTGAAATAAGAACCGGCCTTAAAACAATAAACGAAGTCCGCCGAGAAATGGGGTTAGACCCGGTTCCATGGGGCAACAGACCTCTTTTTATGCCGCAAAACTACCCGTTCGAATCCGTAACCGGAACACAACCATCAATACCGCCAATAACACTCGCAAATAAAAAAGCCTTAACAACCGATAATCCCATTATACCGAGCGAGAACACCGAGACCAATGTCACACCTGTGACACACCGCGACGAATTCTACAAACTCCCAAACCCAAGCAGCGACCCACGGGACCCACGGGAAATATGGGGCCTAAAAACCTTCGAAAAAAAGTTCACCGAGGACCTGCAGAAACTGTTTAAAAAACATGTAAACGAACTCATAAATTTCCTTAAAAGCGAGAAATTCGCGGAAGCCATGAAACAGCTTAACGGTAAACCCCTACTGGAAAAGGATGTTAAAGTTTTCCGGGACCTTATTGAAAAGGTTTTAAGCGGCCACGCCCAAGAGTTCAAAGAGTTCCTTAAAAAATACATGTTAAACGCCATTTTGCTAGGTTTCCGTAAAGCCGCCCAAGAACTCAACTTAGAGGCCACCTTCGACTTGGAGGACCCGTTAGCCGTACATTACATTGAAACTTATACGCAGCTTTTAGCTACAAGTAAATACGAGCAGGTAAGAGACCGTATAAGAAACGTTTTAATCGAAGGCCTGCAAACCGGCCTATCAATAGATAAAATGGGCGAACTAATAAAAGAGGAGTTTAGCACGTTAACGGACTGGGAAGCCGAGAGAATCGCACGTACAGAAACAATAAGAGCGTCGAATATGGGCCGTTTAATCGGCTACCAAAAATCAGACGTGGTTGAAGGTAAGCAGTGGATTGTAACTTACGATGACCGTACGTGTCCCGACTGCCTTGAAATGGCGAACCAAAAAGTCCCGCTGCTATCTAAGTTTATTTCGCCGCGTTTCGGTCAAATAGATGTGCCACCCTTACATCCAAACTGCCGCTGCACAATCGTACCGGTAATAAGTAAAAACGCGATTCTAACCGAAGACGGCCGCTACATCAAAAAAACAAAGACCATGATTGAACTTGAACAAAAATATAACATTAATATATATGATTATTTGCGGGAAAAATATAGTAGCGGTTTAAGTACGCGTAAAATTGCCGACGAGCTCGGTGTAACTCATTTTGCCGTTTATAGTTGGCTTAAACTTTTTGGATTAATAAAAAATGGTGGTAAAAAATGAGTTTGTTAAATGTTTCTGAAGCCGCGGTTCAATATGTGGACCCGCATGTTTTGAAGCCGCATCCCGAAAATAAAGTTATCTACGAGGAGCGAAGCGACGAAGAACTCATGGAAAGCATTAAGAAAAACGGTATTTTGCAGCCGCTTATAGTTCACAGCGACTACACTATTGTAAGCGGTCATCGACGCTGGAAAGTTGCTTTAAAACTTAACATGCCTAAGGTGCCGGTGATAATCTTAGATTTCGAGAACACTACAATAGCTATGATAGAATATAACCGGTACCGTGTGAAGACGCCGCGGGAACTCTACATGGAAGCACAAGTTTTACGCCGTGAACTTGAAAAAGAAGCGAAAAGAAAACAGCTGGCCCAGTTAAAACAGTTTAAAGATAAAATAACCGTTCCGTCACATTTGACGGAGCGGAAAATAGACACACGGGAAGAAGTGGCTAAACGTATAGGTGTTAGCACCGGGTATTTAACTATGCTTGAAACCATTTACAGGGAAGAAGAAAAACACCCGGAGATAGTTAGAAAAGTAGATAGAGGGGAAATACCGGTTTCACGGGCCTACAATATAATTAAAAGTAAGCTGCGGCCCGACATTGAAATACCGAACATTTTTTTAGGCAGGTTTTTCGCGGGTAAACAGCGTCTGGCAAAAGACATTATAGCACGAATACCGGAGCACACGGTTTACGTGGAGCCTTTCGGCGGTTTTTGCAGCGTTCTTTTAAATAAGCCGCCAAGCAACGTGGAAGTATACAACGATATTAGCCGCGACCTCGTAAATCTCATGTTATGCGTAAAAACCATACGCTTGAATTCATTTCACAACTATATAATTTACCTTATAGCCGCGAGGTTTTCGGCTGGTTCTGTGACGAGGTAAAAAACACCGATTTTAATATACCGGATGTTATGAGGGCCGTAAAATTCTACTATCTCACACAAGTAGGTTTCGCTGCTTTAAGTAGCTGGCCGCCTACAATAGGTAATTGGGGTTACTCGGTTGACGGCCGTAAAGTTCAAAGCCGCACCTACTACAACCATGTTTTAAACGTATGGTATGCTGCTGCACGTCTGAGAAACGTTCACATAGATAACCGCGACTTTATACGGGTTATCGACGCATACGACACCGAGAACACGTTTTTCTATCTCGACCCGCCTTACTATGAAACGAAAGACGTAGTGGACACGAAGTTTAAAGAAACCGACCATCTACGTTTAGCTAAACAGCTAAAAAACACAGAAGCTAAATGGCTGATAACCTACAACGACCACCCAAAAATAAGAAAACTATACAAAGACTTTTACATAGAACCTATAACCGTACAAATGTCCGCCCCATCCGCAAAAGCCACCGACAACACCCGTCAACAATTCCCACAACTACTAATAACAAACTACAACCCCAAAAAAGAAACACTATTCCACAAAGCCGGAAACAAAAAATGAAAGAAGTTTCAGTTATCTGTAAAAAATGTAAACGTTTCCTAGGCGATGCGAAAGTAAACGACGACTACCCGAAAAACTACATATATGTAACATGTATCTGGTGTAAGAAAAATGAAAATAAAAGTAAATGTATGCCCAATTTGCGGTGGAAAACTGAAAGAAAAGTCATGTTGGCTTTATGACGCCGCTTCAGCCGAAATTATAGACGCTAAAGAATGGATATGTAAAAAATGTGGCTTCACCCGAATAATATCCCCCATCTAAACTACCACAAAAATCTTAAGCAAAACAACCCAACCATAATATAATAAACCTAGCTGGGCCAACCCGGTCTTAACCAGACCCGACAACCCCTCAACCCCTTTTTTGTTTAATTTTTTAGGTTGGTGTTTGTTTTTTAATTTCTTTTAAACTTGGTTTTTGTAGATGTTATAGTTTTTGCTGCGGGGTTTATTACGGCATTTTATTATATATTGCTGCGGCTTATTTTGTTAGATTTATTTCAGCGAGGTTTCTAAAGTGAGCGGTGAACGTGAAATAATTAAGATGAGTGTGCCGTTTCAAGCGGTTATGGCGGCGACCGACCAGAAAATTCTCGACGACGAACAAAGAATAATTGAGGGTTACGCTAGTACGGAGACGGTGGACCGGGAATATGAGATTGTCACACGTGAGGCGTTGAAGGAGGCCGCCCAAAAATACATGATGTTCCCAACTATCCGATATATGCATCAGAAGCAGCCTATTGGTAAGGCGTTGGACCTTAAAATCGACCACAAAGGCCTAAGACTTAAAGCTAAGATTTTGAAGGGGATTAAGGCGGCTGATGAAGCGTGGCAACTAGTCAAAGAAGGCATACTTAAAGCGTACAGTATTGGCGGCCGAATATTAGAGGCCGAACGCTACTATGACAAGACGTTGGGCCGCCCGGTCCGCAGAATAACGAAAATGGAACTATACGAGGTAAGTTTGGTGGATGTTCCGGCGAACCCGGAGACCCTTATCGAAGTGCTTAGTAAAAGTTTAGATTCGTTTGAAAAACCCGAGGTGGTGAAGGAAACGTCTCAAGAAACCGTGAAAGCAGGTAGTAGTTGCCGTGACCGTTACGTTAACCCGGATGGAACCTTTAAAAACGGGTTCGACGGGTGCGTAGAATATTTCATGAGATGTCGGGGTCTTAAAAAAGAAAACGCCCAGCGATTGTGTGCCTACATTGGTAGGCGGGCCGGTAAAATAAAGGCGGTTGACCCCGACGTCGAAAAAGAACTTGTCGATTTTATTTTGTTTAAAGAGGTCGAAGAGACCTCACAACAACAAGAACAACAAGAAGGAGGAGAAGAAACCGAAACGGAGGAGTCAAATTTGGAGGAAAGAATAAAAACAATAGAGGAACGCCTAGCAAAAATAGAAGAAGTTTTGAGAGACCTGTGGCAGGAAAAACAAGAGCAAGCTGAGGCCGCCCAAGCACAGGCGGACGTCACACCTGTGACAATTAAGTCGCTAATCGAAAAAACCGTCGAAGAAAAATTGAAAGAGCTGCCGGTTAGGAAAGCCGTAAAGGAAAACGCGGCACCCGAACAAGAAGAAAAAACACCTAAAGAAGAAAGCATTTTGAAGATGGCTCTTAAAAAACGTTTTGGAGTTGATGAGTAATGTCCGTGTTTGGAAGAATAAGTGAAAACTTT